TGAATGAGTCGAGCCTCCCCGCTTCCATCTGGAATTACAATAAGCTCACGCTCAAGATCAGCAATGCGAGTGTTTACCCCGAGCAATACATCCTGAACATTCTCAGTCTGCCCAAGCGGTCTAGCATTGCGCGCAGCAAAGCGGTCAATAGCTCCGGGGGTCATGCCACCCATAGTTTCCATTGAACGAGCCGCAGTAAAAATTGCAGTAGATTGCTCACGCACCTTAGCTAAAGCATTGGTCTTTGAGACTGCCGGGACAGAGAATAGACCAGTTCCAACACCACCAAAGGCAGCAGCAGTTGCTGTGTTCATAAATGTCTCAGTCCAAGTTTGCACTGGATCAGACTGCTCAATGGCAAGGTTAGCTGCAAATTCAGTGCCGCCAACAGCCAGAGCGCCACGGCTAGCAGTCAAGGCGAGTGACGCACGAGCGCCAGACATTGCAACACCAAGGGGAATTGGGATTAGATTGATCGGGTTGAAGAACGCACCGACCAATGATTTCTCAAGAGGCGTATCGGCCTGATCTTGGCGTAACTCCTGACGCTTGGTGATGAACCGAGCAACCTCAGCCGCATGTTGAGGGTTTACAGTTGTGGCAAATGAAGAAGCATAGCTTTCAAAGCCGCTAGGGATATGTTTGGTAAAGTCATATCCTTCTTCAATCTTGGTTCCGTAGGTAACATTCTGTCTTAGCTGCTCAGCAATGCCACCAAAGTAATAGGATATTTCATTGCCTACAGCCTGAGAGACAGTAGGAGTTCTGGGCCGAAATGGTCTGGCATAGCTGGTGGGATTGTTGGTGCCGCCAACCAGTTCAGCTTCAGTAATAGCCATATCTGCTTTCCTTTACGGAGAGATTACTAAGTTTTCGAAAGAGCGGCGCACGTCGCGCTCTTGCTCAGCATTAAGCATCTTCTGAGCTTCGATGTCATTGACGATAGAAACAAACCCACGCTCTCGCGTTGAGATCATGAGCGGGCCTTGGCCATCATTGCGATTAATCGTGGTGCGAATACCAGTCCCCGGATCAAACTCAGCAACCATGTATGAGACACCACCAAGACCATCTGGGCCTCGCGGAATAAGCTCAAGGTAGGGTTCAATTTTGCTTCCGTCCTCAAAGATGATGGACGGCATGTCGCTAGAAAAGCTCTTAGCTCGAAGGCCTTCTGGTGCATACTGACTAACCTGATCCAGAACATAGCCCACAAACTCATTTTGATTTGGACCAACAGTTTGGGACAAAGCATACTTGGTGCGCCGAGAAGGCATACCCTCCACAAGCTCCACTACATAGCCTCGACCATCAGGGAAGAATTCATCCATCTGGCTATTAAGCCTGCGGGCCAAGCTCTTAGGAGTCAAAGCCATTCCATTAGTAGACATGCTCTGAGCAATCATGAAGTTGGTCAAAGCCTTAACCGACTCTCGCTGAGGTCCGTTAAGCAATGCGTAGTTGTCGCCAAGCGCCTCCTGCATCCAATCCTCAAGCTTAACGTCTCCAAGAAAACGCTCTACGTTTTTGGGAAAGTTCTCTTGCATCCGCACTTGATTTGCAGATGAAATCATTGGGATCAAAGCATCCTCTGATCCAAGAAGCCGTGGCGCTTCCACCAAGAAATCAAGCATCCCACGCTCTTCAAGAGACAGCGCATTAAGTGCTGGGTTCAAGATAGCGCCAGAGGCAGCAGGAATAGTCTTCATACGCTGATAGTGAGAGAGGACAGTCTTGTAATCAAAGCCGCCCTGAGTGCGAATGTTTCCATCAGCAACGGACTCAAGCGCAACAAGAAGCTCATTTGGCATGGCCCCCGGCGTAGAGTAAATGCTAGTGAACACGTTGGCCAAGTTTGGGTCTTGAACGTAAGTAGGGTTTGTAAAGAAATCCCGAGGAACATCCGGCAATGGAGGAGCGCCAGCAGATGTTACTGCTCTATTCAAGTTGTTCAAAAGCAGGCCGCTTGCCGCAGCGCGTCCGCCATCAGTTTCAGCATTGCCCATGCCTACAGCTACATCAGCAATAGCTCTTTGCTTTTCGCGCTGCTCATTCAGGGCTTTGATTTCGTTGTTACGCTGCACGGTCATAGCGTTCAGAGTTGAGTCAACAAATCCTTTATCGCCAACTCCAGTTGCGTATTGCTTAAACTCTTCAAGAGATTTGATTACACCGTCCGGCAAGTTGCCGCGCTCGCCATTACGGATGTAGCTACCGATAGCAAGCGTGTCTGCTTCGGTTAATGTGAACTTCATAGCCAAGCCTAGTGAAGACCTTGCGGCCCCAACATTCACAGCTTCGATTGCAGAGGAACGATCACCATCCGGCAGACCAGAGATGGAATTAATCTTGCCAGTCAGATTTGAGACCGCGTTCTCAATCTGAAAAGAGTTGGTGAACGTAGGGAACAGAGGAAGACGCGATGAAACATCAGTATTAAGAGTGCTTAGCGCAGCATCCTTTGCCTTCTGTTCGGTAAACTTTGCAGGTCCAGCAGCATAAGACGCAAGCTGATCGTCAATCTGTTTACGCGCTTCCGGCGATTGGAAGCTTTGCTGCATGATAAAGAACTTAGTGCGCTCTTCTGGCTTCAGGTTGCTATAGTCGCCATCAGCAAATGCCAGACGCAAACGACCAACATCTTCAGGCGTGAAGCCGCGAACAAGATTGGACACTGAGCCATCAATCAATGAAGCCTCGTAGGCGTTGGCGCGGTCGGTCAATGCCTGACGGATCACATCATTAGGTTCATTTGCCGCGGCCTCACGAAGACCCTGAATCTGAAGGTTGCCCTCGCGGGTATATGATCCAATGCCAGTAATCGTAGACGCCGTGTTCCTGACTTTGGTCGCAAGCTTCTTAGTGTCGGAATCAAAGAGACGAGCATCCTGAGCAACAGCGGCTTTAACCTCTGCTTCCCTCAGTTTGCTGGTGGACTCAACAACAGCCATCTGACCTTGCAGCACTTCCTTGGAGAAGGACTGATAGTCGTTAAAGGCTTTTGGATTTTCCTTGTAGATTGAAAGGGCAGAGGCAAGCTTAGGAGAGATGGACTCAACAGTCGCAAAGTCTTGAGAACGGATCGCTCCGTTCAGGATGTTGAGGATTTCCTTGCTGTCAGGATTGGTTTTGTCCAGCTTGTTGACAAAGCCACGCAGGAAACCGCGGGCAACAGCCTGTTGCTGATCGAAGTTAAGCTGAGCCATGGATTCAGGCGGCGCAAGCTCAGCCTTAATAACATCGTCTTGAGCAACCTTCATAGATGAAGCAAGAAACCCACCAAGGCTTGATGGGTTTAGTGCGGGAACATTAGAGAAGCTTAGCTTTTGTTTGGTGTCATCCATTATCTTCACTCCTCATAGCCGTAGGCAGACGCATCTTCCAAGGCTAAAAGCCCTGCATTGTAAGAAGCCTCATAGGCTTTCTTTGCCGCGGCTCGCTCCTTACGCATTTGATCTAGCGCCATCGCTCCGCGTGTTGCATTAAGATAGCTGCTGCCAATATCAATGATTAGTCCCTTAAACTGACCATCTGCGTTCTCAGCCATTGCCCCAATGTATTCGCTCATTGCGGCAGAGTATCGATCAACTGATCCATCATACTTGATAGCAAGCTCGGTGGCTTTGAGTTTGATCTCGTCCTCAATTGCGGCCTGAAAGCGAGTGGCAATCACACGCTGATAAGCTTCCTGAGCAATTATGCCCATGCCATTTGGCGGCTCGTAAGCCTTGGGCGCACCAGTTGCAGGATCAATCAGCATGATGTCGGCAGGCTCCACGCCAGCCGCAGTTTCCAAACCAACCTTCTCCGCTTTCTGAGAGGCGCTGCGAAATAACATCTCCGACATCTGATTGGCAGATCGATACACCGACTCAGCTATTGTGCCAGCCGCATTGCTTCCCTCAATAGGAGCAGCCGTTCTAGCTACACCGATAGGGCCAATGGCAAACTGATTCTTCTCGCGGATGATCGACATTTATCCACCTGTGAATGGGTTGGGCCGTGGTCGCAAGCTAGTAGAGAAACCTGCAGAGGAAGCTAGTGTCGGAGTGCGGATGAGGTTGTATTGGTAGAGACCACCAGCGACTGTTGTGAAGGCTCCAATCATTGAGGATATAGCTTGCGCCCTGCCTTCGGCCCTGATAGCAGCAGCGCGTTGAGCGCCACCAGCACGAGCAGACAGCGCCTCAGCTTGCATCTTCTGAGAAGTAATCTGCGCCATGAAGTCAGAGCGTGTAGTGTCGCCAGCAGCAACCTCCTTCTGGCGCTCAAGGAATGCAGCAACAGTCCTATCACTTCCACCAATGTCGCGCCCAGCAGATGCAAACGCAGCAATGTTGGATGATAGGTTTTCACGATAAAGCTCAAGCCGATCATTGTGACGTTGAGCGGCTTCAGCCATTGAAAGCTTTCGCTCAGTCTCAATGTTAAAAGCCTCAAGGCGACCAGCAAACTCAGATTGCCAAGCATTAAACTTAGCAGTTCTGGCGGCGCCAATTCCGCCAGCAATCTGAGCGCCAGCAGAGACAGCACTGGATGCAAGGAAGAGAGCGGCAAATGGGAATGGCATCAGACAATCAACTCCGCAATGAGGCCGTTCACTTGAAGCGGCAATGGGTAGGTTTGAGTAATCGTAACCTGAGGATCGCGTCCATAACCATTAACCCTAAACTCCTTCTTACCACTCACAGGCTCAGTCGTAATCAACGGTCTGCTGTTTACATTCATAGACCGAGTGTTCCTCACATCCACAACAACAGTAGACAATCCACGGACATCACCAGTCACAGGTCCATTGCTCATGCTGGCATCAATCGGATTAGTCTTGATCTCAATTGTAAACGGAACGCCAACATAGAAGTTAGAGTATCCAGTAAACGAAGAGACAGTGACCTGATTGCTGGCAACAACCTGAGTGCCAAGATAATCAAGCCGACCAGTGCTAGTGGCCACACCCACAATATGAACTGTGCTTCCATTGTCGAAGACATTGCTCATACTGATAGTTGGTCCGGCCCCAGACACATAGCTATCCAAGCCTGTATCGCCAGTAAACTCACAGAGCTTGAGATACCCACCGCACCAAACAGTGGCAAAGAGCCGATCATCAATAGCTGCAACTGAACCGAACCGACCAGAGGCAGATTCCCAGCGCGTCCATCCAGCCCTCTTCTCAGCCCGGTTCGAGCCGAAGATACCTATGTAGCCATCGCTCATCACAAAGGCTGCGTAAGACTCAGCCTCTTCAAACGCACCATGAACCACATCCAAATCAATAGGATTGCTTAACAGATGCGATGCGACAGTTGAGATTGATGTTGATGTATAAGCATCCTCAGAGTCGGTATAGAGATATTCCCGCGCTACGTTGCCACCAGTCTGAACGAAGATAGTAGCTCCATCCAATGGATGTGGAGTAACAAAGATAGACCCGTATGGGGTTTGCTTTCTGATCTGAGCATTGGTTGGCGTGATAACCTGATTCAAGAACGATGGGACATAAAGCTCCGAAGCATCCGTGAATACCTGCAAGTCACGGCTTGAAACCATGTAGCGGATTTCATTCACATCGCCAGTTGCGGCAACAAGATTGAAAGCCTCATTATCAAGCGCAGTTCCAACGTCAAAGTTAAAGAACTCACCAATCTTGCTAAACCAAATAGTATCTGGCTCTTGAATCGTTCCACCAAAAGCAAGGCGATTTTCATGGAAGATAACCGCGGCAGGATAGCCACGAAGTGCAGAGAATGACTGTTCATCCCACTGATCTGTTGGAGCATGAGTTACAATCTTAACTAGACCACCACCATCTTCCGCGACATTTGCAGTTGCTCCAGCGGTAATCGTATAGGTGTTGTTATCAATGATAGTGCCAATAGTTCTAGCACCATTGATCTGGTTTGCGTTAATCCCACCAACAGCAGCGGCATCCTCAATGGTGATTGACTCGCCGCCAGCAAAGCCGTGGGCAATGTGTGTAACCTCAATTGTTGTGCTACCATCAATGGTTCGCAAGGGATTGAGAACACTCAAGCGAATACGAAGCGTTCCAATGATGTCACCAGTTGCCTGAGTTGAAGACTGAACGCTGGTGATTTCAACTTCTGTGCTGCCGATGCGAAGAACAACACCAACATGCAGAGAGTTGGGATAACTTCCACCAGAGATAGAGCCAGTTGTATCAAAATATGGAGCGCTTGTCGTAAAGGTTCTACCTGTTCCAGATGTTGCGCTAGCATCAATCGTTACCGAATGAGGCTGAAACACACTATAAGGCTGGTATGTTTGAGCGCCATCAGATCGCGTATCAAACGTGTATGGCGTGATCTCAAAGCTAGTAAGCCCAGTGCGGATTAGCATTCTGGGCATGAACAGTGGGTGGCAAATGAACATAACATCGCCATACTGAGCATAGGTGTATTGATGAAGATAATCATCATCGAAAGGCAGGGCATCAGTATTTGTGTCTTGGGTCAGCGTTGACACGAGGGTTAGCGCAGAACCAACCAAGCGAAAGCAGCGAACCTTCTGATGCTCAATTGAAATCAAATACTGCTCATCATCTGAAAAGATGAATGGAGCAATATAAGACTGGAACACCTTGCTCGTGTCCTCAGTAATATCTGGGAAGCGATAGTGGTTCTTAAGGCTAGGACGCTTTGCAACGCTACCCTCCGCCATAACAACCATGTTCTTCAAGCTCTGAGCTGAAGCATTGTATACAGGGGTATCGGTTCGCATGATTGCAGAACCGCTTACCTCACCATACTGAAAGCTATTGATGGGGACGCGAATCTTCTGCATCAGCTACGCCTTTGAGCAATGAACCTCGAAGTGTTGAGCTTGCGCGTTGTCTGCTGTTGAGAGTCAAGACGACGAGCCTGCATCATGTAGAGATTGGCCTTTTGCTCCATGAGTGAAGCAAGCTGGGAATCACGCGCCACTGAGACAGCCAAGATTGCAGCCATCGAAAACTCCACGGCGATGGTGAAGTAAGCGGGCCAGTTGGCTTCTGTCGCATGGAAGATGTAGTCAGCAATCACGGTGTCAGTAGCTGCTGCATTGCAGAAAGCTTTGTCACCATAGATGTCATACTCAATTGGCATATCATTTACTGTGATTGCATTGAGCATCAGCATGGTTGCTGGAAGCTGATAAGACGCATCGAATCTGCCAGTGGGAGCAGAAGCATTGCGCGTCAGAACGGATTGATTGGTGGCAAACCGCCACCGAGTATTGGTCAGACATGCCCGCGCAACATCATCATACATTGCTTCGCAGACATCAGCCTCGACAGTCCCATCTTCAAAGGAGGCAATGGATTGACCACCCATCAGGATGGAGGCGCGGGAGCAGACTTTGATTGCTGTGTTTGCTGGCATGTAGGGTTAGGGGGGCCGAAGCCCCCCTCTCCTTTCTTAGTCGGAGTCGGTGGAAGTGATCGCCACACCGTCAACCACATCAACGGTCGAGCCGTTGTTGGCGTTGACATACATGTGGCTCACAGCAACCGAGCCGCCAACCGAAGTGACCGCGATGATAACGTCATAGACGTTCAGCATGTTGGCCGCAGAGTTGAAGTAGCCAGCGGTATTCACGTCGCCAACCGCATCAGCAGTCGAGTAGTGCCACAGCGACACACCCGAAGCGCCAGCCAAGCGGGTCAGAGAAGCAGGGGTAAATGCCATTTCTGGTTCTCCTTAGTTGTTGTCGAGGAGTTCGTAGATGCCATTCGCGTCAATAGCGACGGCACCCATCGACATCATCGATGTTGCAAGGTGCGAGACCTTTTCGGCAACGTAGTTGATTTCCGTCTGCACATCAGCGTTGATGCCGAGGCCGACAGCGGTGGTGTGGTAGGCAAAGTTCTTGCCAGCCGTGACCGCCGAGGTCGAGAAAATCTTGAAGCCGAGGAATTCCTTCATGGTCATGCCACCAGCAAACGGCAGGTTCTGCGGGCCAACATAATCCGAGCTAGCAAACTCAGTGATGTTGAACAGGTCCGCAAAGCCCTTCGGGTGCATAGCGATATAACGCTGACCATCTTCTGGAATGTCTGCCGAACCAAACAGTTCGAACAGGGTGAGCATATCAGCCTTGTCAACAGCAGCGCCACTCGAGTTGACTTGGGTGGCGTTTGCACCAGCATCCATAGCGGTAATCAGGATTTCGTCCGTCTTACGGCCAAGGGCAGCAGCAGCCGACTGGGCCACAGCTTGACGCTCGTTGATGTTGATCTTCAGCTCATCCAGCTTGTCGATGTATTCGGCGGCATAGTAGTCACCCACCGTTGCTTCGACATAGGTGTGCGCCAGCTCCATCGGAGCGACGTTACCATTGCGGGATTTGGTCGATGCAGAACCAGCGCCGATCTTCTGGAATCGTACAGAAGAACCAGTGACGTTGGTCGTGCGAACAGTATTACGCAGCTTGGAACCCATGCGCTGATACGCCATGTGAACTTCGGTTTCAAACTGCTTGATGAAGGCTTGGTCGATAGTGTTAGCCATTTT